TAGAAAGTTCATGCAATACCCCTTTTTTCGTCGGTCTTAAAACCGTAGTAGACGCTTACGCGCTAGGTGGTGATACTGGCCGTAGCCCTTGTAGGTACAGGCTTACAAGTTCGGGCGTTTTGTCGCCTGGGTAATAAAACCAATGCCACGGCTCTTGCGGCATGACCTCTAATGACCAGCCAAATAGCGGGCCTTGTTCGCACATAAACGCCCACGTATCGCCCGCCATGTTTGCGTAGTCGACTGCTAACCCTAAGTTATGGCGGCTGCTACCTGGTGCAGCTAGTGGCGCGTTGCCTGGGCGTAAGTAATATTTGCGGCCTTGCCATGTTCGGGTAGTGGCGCCTTCGATAGGTTGCAGGGTGTAGCGCTGTAAAAATCCTGCGGTTTGTTGCGCTAATGACCTATAACAGTCGCCTTGCGAAATGGGTTTAAATTGTTTTATACCTGCAGCAAACGCGGCGGTACGTATTGCGTTGTATGCGTTGGCGGCGCGCGGGTGCAGTTTTCCAAACGGTTTTATATCTACCAGCATATTGGCGGGTAGTTCGCCTGGGTTTACGTGCCCCAACGTGGCAGGTAATACCAGTTTTTTAATTGGTGGAATTGCTACGGCCAAAAGCTTTATCCCCTGGGTTAGCCCAACGCATAAGCGGCGGTAACAATGCCGCTATGGCAGCTTTACCTAAGTCCGTAGGCGACGTGTTGCCAGTCATGTAGACAGCTAACACGGCGGCGATAACTGACCGCCCGTAACTTGATAAAAGCGCTTTAAAGTTTTTCATGGTTTGTTACGTGCCCGTCTATTTTTTGTTCTATTCGGCCTAATGCTTTATATGTTTCGGCGTGGTCTTTTTGGCTTGTTTTGTCGGCGCGGTTAATTATTGCTACTAAAACAGTAAAACCGCCTGCAACTAACGCAACCCATAACGCTTGCATTACGCAACTGTTGGCGGGTTTGCCGCTAATTCTGTTGCTTTAAGCATTGTGGCGGCTTCCGTTGGCTGTAATGCAGGGTCATCGAGCCATTCCAAACAGTAGTAACCGTCGCCTGGTTCGTTGTATTTCCAAGTAGTGCCTGGCGCTAGTTCGCGTGTTGCGTTGCCAATTTGCGTATCTATTTGTTGTTTAGTTGGCGTTGGCATTATGCCACCTTGTCTATTTGAATAGTTGTGTAAACCTCGCTGATGCTGGCAATGCTTGACGGATTACCAAAACCGGTGTTGGCGCGCGCTACCGAAACATAATGTTGCAACTCAAAATTTTTGTTACCTGTAATCGTAAAGTATCCAGAAACAAATGCTCGACCCTGCGCTGAACTTGCCAAGTTGTATTCAGATGTGCCTAACGCGGCGGTTGTGCTGTCTGTTGTGTTTTGCAACCTAATCCTAAACACTGTGCTTTCATACGATGGCGCTGATGCTGTCACAACGTAAGAACCTGCGCCCAATGTAATCACGCTTGCCGCAATAGACGCGCCAGTAATGTTGTTTACAACTGTGGTATTTAGTGTTCGCTTAGTCCAAGTGGTTGCAGTGCTGCCGCCGCCGTTTGTACCGCTAGCTTGCGTTTCGTTAAAAATTGCTGTTGAAATACTAGAAGACGGCCCAACAGTTGCCCAGGCGGCGCCGTCGTAATACTGAACTACGTTCGTAGACGACAAATAGCATAGTTGACCCTCGGCTAAAACTTTTTCGCTTGCACCACCAAAAGCGGCATCACGCGTAACCGTGGTAGCAAATACTGGTACGCCTGTACCTGCCGAAATATTCATATTTGCAGCGGTCAATACCTCGCCGCTAGCAAATAACGGTACTGATGTCTGTTCGTTTGGCATATTCCCTACTTTACGCTAAAACTGGTTGCGGGTCTTGTATGTCTAACTTACCGTAAATTGGGTCGTTCAAAATGAACTGGTAAACAATTACGGTATTGGCTGTAAAAAAGGTTACGCGGTGCCCGCTGTTTACGTTTACCGATATTTCTACTCCCTCTACCGATAGTTTTTGGGCTACTTCCCCGCCTGCAATAGTGTTGGTAATCGTTATAGTGTCGCCAATGTCGACTAACGCTAAAGTTTCGCGCTGGGGTGTTGTAAGCATTAAATAATCGGTTTGAACGGCGTTAAACGTGGCTACAGGTTCGCCAACTATTAGGTACTCTGCCAGGTCTAGTGCGGCTGCGTCATTGTGTAACAGGCTGTTAGTAATGCTTGTGTTTTGAATTAGGTACTTGGCCTGGCTTGCTGCGTCGTCGGCTACCTGGGGGCTTGTGGCGCCTAAGTGTTGAATACTTGCCCTGTTTACTATGACGTCGGCGTTAAAAATAATGCCTAAAGAATTGTACGGTATGTTTGTGCCGTCGTCGTGAAAGTCTGCGACACTACCCGAAAGGGTGTTACCAATGCGCGGTTGGCTAGTTATGTCGCCTGTACGCGACATAAAAATACGGCCCTGTTCGGCTTGCTGTATTTGGTCTATGTATGCTTTAACGTTTGTACCTTCGGCAACTGTGTAGGCAGCTGCCCCGCCCAATGTTTGGGTACCTGTTTCAATGTCACGCGATAAAGCCGGATAAGCAACTTCGGGCAAGTCCAATACAGCCGATAGGCGGGCGCTTGATAGTTCCTCGAATACGTTAAATTCGGCTAAAGCTGTTTGCGCGAGTAAATAGAAATCGTCGGCACAATATACGCTTACCGTGTTTTGTCCGCCTAGTTCATATTTGTAGTCGTAGTTGACTATTTGACCTACAAACAATTCTATAAACGTGCCTACGCTGTTGTATCTACCAAACGAAACGCGCCGTAAAGGTGCCAAGGTAAATTGCCCTGCGGGGTCGACGTACGGGCTAGACGTATACAACGGGTTTAGGGTTCCGCCTGCTAGGTCGTCGTTTAAATTAAATGACATAGTACCCGCGCTAAATTGGTCGCCAATATCACGGCGCCCGCGTTTAATGTTTACGTTTGTCGAGTATTCCAGCATTGGCGCAAACTCTGTCGTACCGTCTAATACGTACTGGGTGCCGTTTAATAGGCCGCGCGTAGCGTCGTCAAGTATAAAGGCGTCAAGCATAAAGCCTGTATCTATAAACAGTTCGTACGAACCGCTTTCAATTACTGACGTAGCCATTAGGCAACCTGAATATTTGCGGGGCCTGCAGCCCTGTTATATGCGCGTAAAGCGTTTACCACGGCTTCGCCTGTTTCGGCGGTTGACATAACGCCCGTAACGTTTATGTTGTAATTGTCGCCTGCCGATTGCCGAAACACGTTGCCAAATGTGCCGCCACCTGTAACGGGTGTTGGTACTGGCGTACTAACGCCGCCTGTAACGCTTGTAACTATTTGGTTTACCCTTACTGTAATGTCAACAGTTCGCGCCAGTTTGTTTGCCAACGCGTCCATTTGCTTCATCATTTTCGGGGTTAATTTATCTATTTCGTTTTGTAATCCGTCTACCGTTTTTTGCGCGTTATCTACGCCTGTTTTGTACCAGGCGTTAGCGGCGTTCATGCCAACTTTTTTGGCTGCCATGTTTGCGCTTTCAACTAGCGCGTTAGTTTCTAATATTGCGGTTTCGCCGCCTTTTACTAATTCTTTTGCTATTGCCGCGCCAGCTTCGCCGCCTGCAGCTAAGACCGCTGCTAACGCCTCTTGCGTTAAACCAAGGTTTAAAGCCTTTTGTATGTCGTTTGAATAATCTTTAATGCCGTTTACCTGGTCGCGTAAACCTGCCAAAAATCCTTTACCTGTGTCGTCGCCTGCCGTTTTAGCGTCTTTAAAACTAAAGGCGTCTAACAAGCCTTGGGCTACCGTGTCGGCAAAATCGTTAAAGGTTTTTTGCGCGTCGGATAATGCGCCTTTTGCTTCATCGAGTGCCGCTATTAAACCGTCTTTTAATGCTGTTGCATATTCGTAGGTTGCTTTAGCGGCTTTACCACCTGCCCCGCCTACCTTGTCTAACTGCTCGACAACTGGCGCCAACTTGTAGCCCAACGCCTCGGCCTGACCGCTTAACCTGTCCGACTCTGCACCGTTAGCCCGTTGCGCTGCAACGTTGGCGTTTAACTTGTCTGTTAAATCTGATATGTAAAAAATCGTTGCCGTAAATTGCAATTCCAAGTTGGCTACGTTGTTTTTTGCTGCTCTTGTAGCGCTGTCTAAACCTGTTATGAAACCTGTTAAACCCCATAGGCTGCCCGATATGGCGTCAAGTATTGCAAATTTCATACGCGCAAATTGAAGCGACGCCGACACAGTAAATTTCTGTATGTAGGCGCCTGTAACGCCCATGTTTTTTACGAACGCGTCAAGCGCCCCACCAAACCCACCGGTACCAAACGCCTTTACAGCCTCGTTAACTGCGCCAGGTAATAGCCCTATGGCGTCTTTAACGTACTTGTTATTTAGAATTGCGTAACCGATAGTTTCGTTAAGTTCGTCAAAAACAGTACCCAGGCGTTTTAGTTGCCCTTCATATGTGTTAGCGGCTGCAGCTGCAGCGCCGCCAAACTGTTTATTTAGTACGGCTTGTGCTGCCCCAAAATCTTTAGTTTTAACTATGTTGGGGTCAAGTGCTATACCTAGTTTGGTTAGGCCGCCTAAATTTCCGTTATATGCCTTGCCCAAGGCCAGCGACACGGTTTCTAAATCGCGCCCAGTACCGGCAGACACGTTTAGCGCAAGGTTTAAAAGGTCTTGCCCTGTAGTTAAATCGTTTGTTGCGCGTACAAGCGAACCCAACGCGGGGCGTAATTGGTCATCGGCTACGCCTGTAGCAAACATCATTTCGGTTACAAAATCCTCGGTTGCCGCAATAGTCATACGCGACGCGCCCGTAGTGTTTTCTAATTGTTTGGCTAGTAGCGCTTGGCTTTTTTGGTCCTCAATAGCGGCGTTAACTGCTTTAGTTAAACCTGTAACTATTAGCGCGGTTGAAGCTGCAAACGCGGCGCCTACTGCTACGCCAGTTTTGCCAAACTTGCCAAACGCTTTTTCTGCCGCCGATATGCCTTTATCGGCAAACGACGTAATAATCGGAATATTTATACCGGCCATTAGCGAACCTTCATTTTTCGATTAGTGACGGCCATAACTTGTTCCACTACTTTAAGTACGTCCGCGGTAACGGTAGGCCTGTTTTTTTCTACGGCTACGTCGATAACGCGCGGCTGGTTGCCTTCCTCTACGGTTAAGTTTGTTACAAATTGGCTATTTGTGTTTCGGCCTGCGTGGTCATAGATGACGCCTGCAGCGTCGGCGCTTTGTACGGTCATTAAACGATAAGGCTTGGCACCAAATACAACTTGTTCGGTATAGCCGCCCCTGTCAAAATTTACGTAGCGTTCTTTACTGCCACGTACGCCAACCTTAATTTTAAAGCCTTTTTGTACGGCGTCGGTACGCCACGTAGTTTCACGGCCTTTTACTAGGTTGCCTCGAACCATGCCGGATAGTGGGGCTCCGTTGCCTTTTGAATTAGGGTAACTTGCCACCATTTGGCGGGCTTCATTTAAAATAGACGCGCCAGCGTTCTTAATTTGCTTGGTTACTAAACGCCGATATTTAGGGTCAATGTCGTTTAACAATTTTAAGGTTTCTTGAATACCTTGAATTTGTAACGGTAGTTGGGCCACGGCGTTTACTTTCGTTGTTTGTTGTTATCCGATAATACAGCAACGACGGTAGCCAGGTCGTCTATGTCAAACGGTATAGACGGGGGCCACCACGAAATGGCTACCAACAGTTCGGCAAGTTGGCGCCCGTGGGTGCCCCTTAGGTGGGGTTTACGGCCTCGGTGTCGACTACTTCAATGTTTGTTAAACCTTTAACGAACGTATCAAATTCGGCGGGTACAACAATTTTGTTTAACTTAGACGCCTCGTACGCCATAAATGCTAAATCCTCTAAGCCGATACCTGCGGCCATGTCGGAAGCTTTACGTTTGTATTTGCGTTCCCACAAAATAATAACGTACAAGTTTGTTACCACCTCATAGGCGGTATCGGCTGTTTCTACTTTTAGCGTAAGTTTCATTGT